GAATAACATCGTTGCATTCTCACGTCCATTCAGCAAGGTTGCCAAGCGTGACCTCGTGGCTGTTTAGACCATAAGGTGAGATGGGGGTTAAGTTAGCCTTCTAACCCAAGTAACTCATAGGGGTGCAAAGCCCCTTTTGGGATAGTAGTTCAGTGGTTTAGAACGCTGCCCTGTCACGGCAGAGGTCGGGGGTTCAAATCCCCTCTGTCCCGTATTGTATTAAATCATGGAAATATTAGATAACTTTTTACCACAACAAGAGTTCGAACAACTTGAACAATATTTCATGGGAGGTGTTCTTTTATGGACATATCAGCAACACAAAGTTACACGTGGTCCAAATGAACAGGATGTTGACAATTATCAGTTTACTCACCCGTTTTATTTTCAAGAATCTCACGGTGGTATTTTTAAATATGAAATATCTCCAGATTTTCAGTCCATTTTCCCTTTAGTAAATAGACTTGATTTTATTGCATTGCATAAGATTAAAGCAAATTTCGAACCACTAAAGAGTAAGAGATTTCATAGTGACTTTCACTATGATTGGGCAGAAATGGTAGATGGGGATCCAATTCCTTCTGATACAATGACAACCGCCATATATTATGTCAATACATGTGATGGATACACAGAATTTGAAGATGGTACAGTAACAGAAGCAGTTGCTAATCGTTTAGTAAAATTTCCAGCAAATCTAAAACATAGGGGTGTGAGTCAACTTGATAGTCGATTCAAGTGTGTGATAAATTTTAATTTTTTCCAATAATGAAACTAAGGAGCTCTGAAATCGTGAAGAAAACTTTTAAGAAGACTGATAAGAAAGGTCGTGAAGAGACTTGGGAGTGGGAAGAAACTCCTGAAGTACGTAAAGCATTGGAGGTTTTACATGCCGATAAAGGACAAACAAAAGAATAGAGAATACCAACGTGAGTGGGCAAGAAAGCATGGGAAAACTAAACGAATGAATCAACGTGGTCCAAAAAATAGACAACAGTTGGTTGATGATGCTAAGTCAAACCCTTGTGTTATTTGTAACATACAATATCCTGTTCCAGTTATGGATCTCCACCATGCAGATAATAGTGAAAAAACAGTAAGTATAACAGGTCTTATTAGGACAGGTCCATATGCAGATTTGAAGCAAGAAGTTGACAAGTGTGTTCCTCTTTGTGCTAACTGTCATAGGATGGTTCATGCAGGTCTCAGAGACTTACCTGAATTGGTACTATTACCGTCATAGGTTCAAATCTCTTTGTGTGGATTTTTTAGAACTGGGTTAAAATCACAAGAATGTGAATTCCTTAGAACCTAAGCGTAATCAACGTTTTGCTTGTATAAATAAAACGAGCACAGACTAGATCAGCTTGAGCAATTATGGCATTGACAAGACTTGACAATCTTATCAGTTCGAAAACTGGTAAGTATTTGTACGTCTCTCCCGACGATTTTAACGCAACGGATGAGATTAATTGTAGGGGTAACTCTCCTATCAGACCGTTTAAATCGATTCAGAGGGCATTTTTAGAGATCGCAAGATTCTCTTATCAACCTGGACCTGATAATGACAGGTTTGACCAGTTTACCATCATGTTGATGCCTGGTAAACACTATATTGATAACAGACCAGGTCTTGCTTCTGCTGATGGAATTGACGCTTTTGCGTTTGATCAAGCTCTTAATGAATGGATTGATAACTCTAATTTAGATATTGGAGATCCAGATAACATACTATACAAGTTTAATAACACTGAGGGTGGTGCCATAATCCCTCGTGGTTCTTCACTTGTTGGTTATGATCTACGTCGTACGTCTGTTACTCCATTATTTGTTCCTGATCCTGCTGATAGATTAGAAGCTCGCTCTGCTATCTTTAATGTAACTGGTGGTTGCTATTTCTGGCAATTCACTATTAGAGATGGTGATCTAGAACCTTCGTCACCATTGTATGACAATACTGACGGAATTGGTAAAGTTTATTATCAAAAAGGTGATTGGACTGCAAAAGCTGTACCAAACTTCTCTCACCATAAACTGACTGTTTTTGAGTATGCAGATAAAGAAGAATTAGGTCTGTACTACCAGAAAGTCGCTAAAGCATTTTCACAATATCAACCAACAATTGATGATCCAGGTGAATTCAGTGATAGAATTCAGGAGACTAGAATTGTTGGACCTCTTTCAGATATTCGTTCTGTTGAGAGTATTAAACTTACAGATTCTGCACCAGCAGGAACTATTAATGTTGAAGTAACATGTAAAGTTAATCATGGTTACTTCAAGAACCAGTTCGTTGCTATTGAAAACAATGGTCTAGATGATCAGCTTAATGGTGTATTCTCTATTTCTGAGATTGATTTAGTTAATCAACGTAAGTTCTCCTATAATATACCAGGAACTGTTGCTGCACTTGGTACTACTGCCTCTTTGATAAGTGGCACAACCTATACATCTTCTAATGGTTTAGATTCTAATGCTGTAGTTAAGGCAGAGGTTGACTCTGTTGAATCTGCATCTCCATACGTCTTTAACTGCTCCATTCGTTCGACATGGGGTATTTGTGGTATCTGGGCAAATGGTTTGAAAGCCACTGGTTTCAAATCAATGGTTATCGCTCAGTACACTGGTGTGTCTCTACAGAAAGATGATAGAGCATTCATCAGGTATGACGAGTATAGCAATACTTTCAACCAAGCATCACTAGCAGACGCATTTGCTACAGTTCCATATCACACCAAAGGTGATGCATATTGGAAGGATGACTGGAGAAACTTCCACGTTCGTGCATCTGAAGACGCATTCATTCAGTGTGTTAGTATCTTTGCTGTTGGTTTCGCTGATCACTTCCTAATGGAAAGTGGTGGTGACATGAGTATCACCAACTCTAACAGTAACTTTGGTAATACATCACTCCATGCTATTGGTCATAAAGGTTATGCCTATGCACAGGATAAGGGTGGATATGTTACTGGTATTGTTCCTCCACAAATTGTGGACACAACTACTGGAAATATCAAGAAGAATGCTTATTATACAGTTGATATTCCAGCTACAAAAAATCTTAACACTGCATCAGACCAGACCAAGATTTATCTTGGAGACGATGAAGGATTCAATCCTGAGACACGTCTCGCTGCATCTATTGACGGATTCCGTATAGGTTCACGGTCAGATGAAAAATTATTTGTAAAATTAATTCCTAGAACTGCTGGAAGTAGTAATATTTTCAGTGCTACATTATCTCCTAATGGATTTAAGAAGTTTAATGCTACTGCAAGTATTCTTAATCCTACTGGAATTACAATTAACAATAAGGATCTAGATGCTGCTGATCTTATTGAAGCTAATAAAGAATTTATTTCTCATGAGGCATATGGATATATCACTAATAAGTATCCATACCTCTTAGATAGAGAAGGTATTGATATTGTTAAGTGTCGTCGTGACATTGGATATCTTCTTGATGCTACTATTCAGGATTTAAGACTTGGTGGTAACATTAATACTATTCAGTCTGCTGAGTCATATTACGTTGGTAATAACCTATCTTACATTACAGCAGAACTTACTGAAACTCTAGAAGGTTACGATTACGCTAGAGATCTTGCTATTGCATCTATACGTAATTTCACATACCTACGTACTGGATCAGAAACTACTGCTGGAACTGCAATTGTTGACGTTGGTGACACAAGTGGTATTGTTCAGGGTATGACAGTTGCTGACTATGATCCTAGTCAGTTTACAGATAATAAACTTAATGTTGGTGCTACACGTCCTGCATCTCCTGTTATTCCAAATAACACATACGTTAAGAGTGTTGTTTCTACAACAGAGATCGAACTTGGACAAAAAGCAACATACTCTACCAAGAAGGTAATATCTGATCGTAATGGTGATGCTAGAAACCTATTACTTTCAAACAAACTATTCATTGCTGCTGAAGCATTTGATAGAATGGTGTTGGACTTTCCATCCTACACTTCACCAGCAGGATATGGTCCACAGGATTGCAGGGATGACTTAGTTGACATCGTTGAAGCAATTGCTGAGAATACTGCTTATGGTGGTAACGATGAAGTATGGGATGCTGCATATCACTATGATAGTGGTGCAGTTCAGTATATTTCACAGAAGAAAGACGAGACTATTCGTGCGATTGAATATGCCAGAGATATGTCTGTGCAGATCATGCGTAATGAGAAGTCATTTATCTTTGGTAGTCATGGTCTAACTCAAACATATGACAATACTGTCACTTATGAACCACCTGAAGTGGTTAATGACAGAAATGGTGACGCACGTAATCTAATACTTGCTAACAAGCAATTGATTGCTGCTGAATCTGTAGACAGAATGTTGGTTCGTTCTTCTACTGCTGAGTATACACCAACTGATGCTGAGTATGATCCTGCAACTGGTGATCTGACTCTTGATATTGCTAGTCATGGTCTACTTGGTCCAACTTCAATTACTGCTTCGAGTGCAGCATATAATCCTGAAACTGGTTGGTTGACTATTACATCTAATGCTCATGGATTAGCTGCTGGTAGTAAAGTACTAATTGAAGATGAATCATTGACATTGACATGCTCAATGGACGGCAATGGTTCTACTCACACATATCCTAGATCTAGTGATCCTATTAGTGATAAGTGGATTGAAGTTGCTGAGGCAGATACAAATACATTCAGTGTTGATGTTGGTAAGTCTCTTCTAATTGGACATGATGTAACTAATGCTGCATATGCTCCTGCTACTGGTTTGTTGACTGCAACTATTCCAAACCATGCATTGAGTGAAGGTCAGAATGTAAGAATAGAAGACGGAGCATTCACATTTACATGTGATCAAGATAGTCATGCTACTCAGCATGTTTATCCTCGTTCATCTGATCCAGCATATCAGAATTCTGTTAAGATTGTAGCGGATGGTTCCAAGCACACAGTTACTGGTGCTGGATATAATCCTGACAAGGGTACAATGGAATTTACCCTTACTAATCATGGATTCTCTGATGGAGATAAGATTAGACTTGACGATGATGCATTAGTCTTTACTTGTGCAATGGATAACAATGCTACTCAGCATTCATATCCACGTAAGAGTGATCCTGCTAGTGGTAAGTGGGTTACTATTACAAATACATCCAATAATACTTTTGAAGCACATGTTGGTACAACACCAGCAGTAACATATGATATTACTAATGCTACATATGATCCTGCAAGTGGTCAATTAACAGTTAGTGTCGATGGAAACCATGATATTGATGTTGGTGAGAGTATTAAATTTGCAGACAATGCATTAACATTTACATGTGGTATGGACGGAAATAGTTCTAACCACACATATCCACGTACAACAGATCCTGCATATAACACTGGACTAGAAGTTATTGGTGTTGGTGGTGACTATGATATCACTAATGCTAACTACAATCCATCTACAGGTGTACTTGAATTTACTGTTGCTAATCATGGATTAACAAACGGAGAACTTATCAAGATTGCTAAGGATTCTCTAACGTTTACATGTGGTATGGATAACAATGCTTCAGAGCATAAGTATCCACGTGCAACTGATCCTTATTCTGGTGATTGGTTATCTGTTTATGATGTTGCACCAAATTCATTCAAGGTTCAGATTGCAGATGCTGGAGCTAACGTAGAGTTTACTCCAACTGATGCTTCTTATAACCCTGCAACAGGTGACTTAGAACTTACTGTTGGTGCTCATAATCTATCTGTTGGTGATGGAATCGTCATGGATGACGGTGCTCTATCATTCACATGTACAATGGATGGCAACCAAGTTGCTCAGTCATATCCACGTGCAAACCTAGACAAAGCTTCTGGAAGATCTCTTCCAATTACATCAGTTGAGACAGGTAAGTTTACTATTAATGTAGGTGCTGCTGGTTCTAATAAGTTCATAACTCCTACTGGTGCAACATATAATGAGAACAATGGTGACATGGTTCTTACTGTTGGTCAGCATGGATTCCGTGTTGGTACTGATATTACATTAAAAGATAATTCATTAACATTCACTTGTGATAAAGATGCTGGTGCAACTCAGCATTCATATCCTCGTCCTGGTACTGACCCTTATGCTGGTAAGTCTATTGCTATTACAGCAGTTGGTTCTTCACAACATACAGCAACTAATGTTGCATACACACCTTCGAGTGGTGTTATGGTTGTTACCGTTGCTAGTCATGGATTCTCACCAGGAGATTATATTCAGGTAGCAGATAATTCTATTACATTAACATGTGAACTTGATGGTAACGTAAGTCAGAAGACATATCCACGTACTAACTTTGATTCACTCAGCAACAGATGGGTTCCTATCTTAGCAGCAAGTACTGATACCTTCACTATTAATGTTGGTTCTTCTACTGATAACTCAGTACATACATTTGTATCTGCTTCTGCTAATGGTATCTTGAAGCAAGATGGAACACTGACAATTAATGTTGGTTTCGATGCTGATCCTGCTAACAGATATGCTCATACATTCGTATCTGCTCTTACTAATGCTGTTGAATATAAGCCTCAGTCAGCACATACATTTGTATCTGCATTAACAAATTCAGTTAAGAATTTACCACAGTCTGCTCACACATTTAAGAGAGCAGCTGAACATGCTATCTCTAAGAGAGGTGGTGATGTTACAGTTAATGTTGGCAAATCTCCTATCGTATCGTTTACACCAACTAATGCTACCTATGATCCTAATACAGGATTGATGGAATTGACTATAGGTAGTCACAGTTTGGCTGCTGGCACAAGTATTAAGGTTGATCCTAATTCTCTCAAGTTTACTTGTGAGATGGATGGTAACTATAGTACTAAGTCTTATCCTCGTATTACTGACCCTGTAAATGATACTTCTATTGAAATTACAGCTGCTTCTGCTACAACAATCACAATTGATGTAGGTCAATCACCTATAGTAAGTCACAACGTTGATGATGGTTCATATAACCCTGCAACGGGTGAAATGACACTGAAGATTGGTAACCATAGTCTAACTGTTGGTGAGTCAATTAAGATTGATGATGGTGGAGTTACCTTCAGTTGTACATATGGTAATGTACCACATACCTTTATCACTGGTGCTACTAATGGTATCACTGATGATGGTAGTAATGACTGGACAGCAGCGTCTGGAACAACATATGATCCTATCACAGGTGAACTGGTTCTTGAAGTTGGATCACACAGTTTAACTCCTGCTTCTACACATACAGTAACAGACGCAGTATATAATGCTGCAACTGGTGCTATGGTTGTTACTGTTGCTGGACATGGATTTAGTAATGGTGATAGAGTTAAATTTGCTGAAGGTTCTATATCACTTAACTGTGCTATGGACGGTAATGTTTCTACTAAGACATACCCACGTAGATCTGATCCTACATTCGGTAAGTGGTTACAAATTTCTAGTGCTACTACAGATACATTCTCAGTTGATGTTGGTTCATCTCCATTAGTACAGCATACACCTACAGGTGCTAACTATAATCCTACCACTGGTATAATGGAACTTACCATTGGTGCTCATAGTTTGACTATTGGTACTGCTGTTAAGATTGCAGATAACTCTCTAACATTCACTTGTGCTGAAGATAGTAATGCTACACAGCATACTTATCCACGTGCAACTGATCCATTCTCTGATAAATCATTTGCTATTACTGATGTAACTGCTACAACAATTAGTGTTCAGGTACTAAGTACAATCCCATCTACTAACACTACAGCTCATACATTTGTTTCTGCAACTAATAACTGTGTTACATCTGGTGGAAACTATGCACACACATTTGTATCTGCAACTGCTAGTGGTCTTAAGAAAGCAAATAACACAATTACATTTGCACAGGATGCATTAACATTCACTTGTGATGCTGATAGCAATGCTACACAGCACACATATCCACGTGCTACTGACCCATTCCGTAATGAAACACTGGGTCTAGATTCTGTCACTGCAACAACAATGACAGTATTCGTTGGATTCTCTGTTGGTAGTCAGAGTGCTAAGTCTTATCCTAGAACTTCTACAGCACAACATACAGCTGCCGCTGGTACAACATACAATCCTACTACAGGTGTGTTGAGTATCACAACTGCTGCTCATAACATTAAGAACGGTGATTATGTTCAGTTTGCTACTGGTGCGTTGACCTTCACATGTATGGAGGACAACAACAATACTCAGCACACATATCCTAGAGTTAGTGATCCTGTTGCTGGTAAGTGGTTGGAAGTTTCTAATGTAACTTCAACTACATTTGAAGTACAAGTATTGGATGTTCTTCCTTCTACCAACGTTACTGCTCATACATTCGTAAGTGGTTCTGCTAACGGTATTACTCAGAAGATTGACAGATCATATGATCAGGCAATAGAAATTACTGGTGTTACTGCTGATACTATCACAGTTAATGTTGGTTCTTCCAGTCAGACTACAGACGTACATACTTTCGTATCTGCACTTACAGGTGCTGTTAAGTCTGGTGGTGGATATATTCACACATTTAAGTCTGCTGATGCAGGTGCTGTTAAGACAGGTGGTAACTACCTACACACATTTGTATCTGCTACCTCTGGTGCTTTAGTTTCTGGTGGTAACTATGCACATATATTTGTTAGTGCTGTTGCTAATGGTTTAACAAGATATGATGGAACAGTAACTCTAGATGTTGGTACATCTTCTAACACTACTGCACATACATTTGTTAGTGCTATACCTAAAGCAATTACTACTGGCGGTAACTATACTCATTCATTCATTGATGCTAATCCTAATGGTATTAAGAAAGCTAATGATCGTGTAAGAATTGATTATGGTGCATTGACATTTACTTGTGACATGGATGGTCACAATAGTCAACATGCATATCCACGTATTAGTGACCCTGCATATCAAGAGGATCTACCAATCGCAGCTTCATCTGTTAATCAGATAACTGTTAACATTGGTAAGACAACTCAAGGTAATCTTGATGTAAGTAATGCAGCTTATAATCCTTCAACTGGTGACCTTACTGTTACTGTTGGACCACATGAGTTGGAGCCTGGTCAAGACATTAAGATCATTGGTAACTCTATCAAGTTCTCATGTAATAAAGATAACAATGCAACAGACCATGCATACCCTAGACCTACTGACCCTGCTGGAACTACATCTTTACCAGTTAAGTCTGTTGGTTCTACTTATCACAGTGCATCAGATGCTTCTTACAATCCCTCAACTGGTGAATTATCATTAGTAGTTGCTAATCATGGATTCACTGACGGCGATAGAATTAAGATTGCTGATGGATCTCTTACATTCACATGTGATATGGATGATAATGCTACTGAGCATGCTTATCCAAGACTTAAGGATCCTGTTAATGGTAAGTGGTTAGAAATTTATGGTTCAACAACAAGTTCCTTCAAGGTTAATGTTGGTCAGGCAGGTGCTTCTCAATCATATACACCAACTGCTGCTACATATACTCCTGCAACAGGTGATTTGGTATTAACTATACCTAACCACAATATTCCTCAAGGTAAGAGTATCAATATAGCACAGAACTCATTGAAGTTCAGTTGTGCAATGGGTGATACTTCAGAGATTAAGACTTATCCTCGTTTAACTGATCCTATCATTACTAATGGTGCTGTTGTTACCAATTCTACTGCCACACAAGTTACAGTTAATGTTGGTGCTTCACCTCTAGTTAATCATACTCCAACAGGTGCAGCTTTCGATCCTGCAACTGGTTTGATGACACTGATTATTGGTGCTCATAGTGTTAGTGCTGGTGATTCTGTTAAACTTTCTGATGGTGCTGTAACATTCACATGTGCTCAGGATAATAACGCTACTAATCATGCATATCCAAGAACAACTATTGATACACACACAGTATCTGATGCTTCTTATAACCCTACTTCTGGTATCCTTACATTAACCAACTCTGGTCATGGTATGCGTGTCGGTGATTGGATTAAGATAGCAGATAATTCTCTAACATTTACATGTGCTCAAGATAGCAACGCTACTAACCACACATATCCACGTTCATCTGATCCTATCAGTGACAAGTGGGTTAAGGTTTCTGCTGTAACTATTGATACATTTGCTATTCAGGTATTAAATTTTGCACCATCTACTAACACTACTACACATACATTTGTAAGTGCTACTCCTAATGGTGTTTCTCAGAAGAGAGATAAGTCATATGATGCTCCTGTAATTGTTACTGCTACTACTGCTGATTCAATTACACTTGATGTTGGTAAGTCTTCTGATACTACAACACATCTATTTGTTTCTGGTCTTGCTGATTCTGTAATCACTGGTGGTGATTATACTCACACATTTATATCTGCTGATTATGGTGCTGTTGTTGCTGATATAACAGAGAATAAGTTTACACCAACAGGTGCAAATTATGACCCTGCTAGTGGAGATCTTACTCTAACAATCGGTAGTCATTCTCTTGCAGTTGGTGATGGAATTACTATTGATGACAACTCATTGACATTTAAGTGTCAGATGGATGAGGAACAGTCAACCAAACTTTACCCACGTCCAGCAAACAAAGCTCTTACAGCTACAACTGGTACGACATATAATCCTACAAATGGTATTGTTTCTATTACAACTACAACCAATCATGGATTGATGAATGGTGACTTCGTTAAGATTACTGATGGTGCATTAACATTCAGTTGTGGATTCAATGGAGCAACAGGTACTGCTGCTGAGAAATCATACCCACGTCCTAGTGACCCTGTAAGTGGTGAGTGGATTAAGGTTTCTAATGTATCAGCAAATACATTTGAGTTCCAGTGTCTTGCTGGCACACCGTCTACTAACACTGACGCACATACATTTGTAAGTGGTGTTGCTGATGCTATCACTCGTCAGACTGGAAGTGACTATGCTTCATCTAGATCACTTAATATCATTGGTAGAACTGCAAATACAATCACAGTTAATGTTGGAGGAGCTGGAGATAACCAGACATGGACTCCTACTGCTGGTGATTATAATGCAGAGACTGGAGATTTAATTCTTACTATTGGTCAGCATGGTCTTCGTGAGGGAGCAAATATTGTTCTTAAGGATAATTCTCTAACCTTTACATGCTCTAAAGATAACAACACATCAAATCATAGTTATCCACGTCCAGGAATAGATCCATTTGCGGGTGAGAAATCTATCCCTGTTAACAGTATTGGTGCTTCTGTTCATAGTGCTGCTGGTGCAAGTTATATTCCTGAGACAGGTGTTCTTACTTTGACTGTTACCAATCATGGATTCTCTAATGGAGATTATATCCAGATTACAGACGGTTCACTGGTGATGACATGTGACCTTGATGGTAACACAGTTTCCAAAAATTATCCACGGGCAGGATTTGACTACCCAAGTTCAAGGTGGTTAAAGATTGCTAATAAGACTGCTAATACATTTGATGTTAATGTAGGAATCTCTAGTGATACTACAAATCATACATTTGTATCTGCTGTTGGTAATGGCATTAAGAGACAGAATGGTACCATCACAGTTAACATTGGTGCATCTCCTCTAATCAACTACACACCAACTAATGCTTCTTATAATGCATCTAGTGGTGATATGATTCTTACCATTGGAGTACATGACTTACAGAATGGTGAGAAGATTAAGTTAGCATCTGATTCCTTAACATTCACATGTACAAAGGATAGTAATGCAACTAACCACACATATCCTAGAGTTACAGATCCAGCATACGATACTGATCTAGAAATCAAGGATGCTACAACTACAACTATTACAGTTAATGTTGGTGCTGGTGCTGTTTCAGATCAGTATGATCATACATTCGTAAGTGCTACAACAAATGCTGTTATCTTTAATCAGAGATATACTCATACATTTGTGAGTGCTGTTGCTAATGGTGTACACTTTGAACCACAGTCACCACATACATTTGTAGCTGCTGTTGCTAATTCTGTTAAGCATTATCCTACTGCTGTACATACATTTGTTAGAGCAGTTGCTAATAATATTGAGAAAGAATCAGGAACATTTACTGTTAATGTTGGTGCTGCTGCTCTTGCTGATCAATATCCACACCAGTTCAAGAGTGCATCTGCTGGTGCTATTCAAACTGGTGGTGCTTACTTCCATAAGTTTGTCAGTGCAGTAACTAATTCGATACACAAAGTATTCACTATTGCTGGTAACCAACAGTATCATAATCAAGATTGTATTGATGATGTTGTTGATCTACTAGAAGCAGTTGGTGATAACATTGCTTACGGTGGTAATGATAAGACATGGGATGCTGCTTATTCATATAAGACTGGTGCTCATGTTGCTGGTGAGGAAGAAGAAACCAATTATGTATTTGAGCAAGCACGTGAGATGGCTGCTCAAGCACTCAGAAACCAGAAGATTCTTGTTACTGGATCACATGGATTATCACAGGTATTTGATAAGAGTATCACAGCTAATGAGGCTGATCCCCCAACAGATAGATTTGGTGATGCTCGTAACTTAGTTGTTGCTAACAAACTACTCATTGCTGATGAAGCATACGAGAGAATGTTGGTACAACATCCTGGATTTGTTCCTCCAACAGGTAACCAACAGGATTGTAAGGATGACATTGTAGACTTCGTAGAAGAAGTTTCATACAACTTAGCATTCGGTGGTAACGATAGAGTTTGGGAAATGACCGATCTCTATGTACAGGGTATGGTTGAAGAGGTTGCTGGAGAAGAAGCACAAACTATCGAAGCACTTAATCATGCACGTGATTTGATGATTCAAATCGCTAGGAATGAGAACATTGTAACACTTGGTTCTCATGGACGTACACAGGTTAGGGACACTACCATAACTGCTAACGCAGCGACTCCTGTAAGTAACAGACATGCTGATGCTAAGGACTTAATCTTATCTAACGTTGAGTTTGCAGCAGAGATTGCACTGGGTAGAATGATCGCTCAGTATCCTTCATACACATGGGGTTCTGGTTATAGTTCTACTGATTGTCTTGATGATCTTAAGGATGTAGTTAAAGTTGTTGCACATAACACAGGTTATGGTGGTAACCATAGAGTATGGGATGCTGCTAACCTTTATGTTGCTGGTGCTCATGCTTCTGGATCTGAGAATGAAACTATCTTTGCATTCAATGCAGTACGTGACATCATCAAAGAGATTGCTACTAATGTAGATGTTACTGTTGGTGGTCATACATCATTAAGTCAGGTTAAGAATACTACCATCACTGATGGTGTAAGCAATGGAGACTGCAACGTTGTACTCAGTGCTATTGATACATTAGTTGCTATCTTAACTGGTACAATTACTAATCCAGCATCACTACAAGGTATAACACGTACAGATTCTCTTGGTCCTTGTGAGGATATGAGATCTGCTGTTGGTGTTCTTACTAAGATTGTAACTGATGCTATTACAGATCCTAGTACATTATCTGGTAAGAAGCATACAGTAACTGGATCAACTTATGATCCTTCATCTGGTGCATTAACTCTGACCATTGGTGCTCATAGTTATACAAATGGAACTAGTGTTCATATCATTGACAACTCTTTGACATTCACATGTGCTAGAGATAACAATGCTACTCAGCACACATATCCACGTACAACCGACCCTGTATCTACAAATGATCCCACCATTACTGGCACTACTGCTACCTCAATCACGGTTAATGTTGGTGTATCATCTGATACTTCAGCTCATACCTTCGTCAGTTCATCGGAAAAAATAGTAGTTGGTGGAGTTACAAGAACTGCTTCTGTTGGATCTTGTGAGGATGTAAGATCAACACTTAACTCACTATTCAAGATTGTTATTGATACAGTTGAAACACCAACATCACTTGATAGTGTAACAAGAACTATTTCTAATGGTGCTTGTCAGAGTGTTGCATCTACAATCACAACTCTATTCCAGATAATTACTGGAACTATTAACTCTGCTAGTTATCTTGATAGCATTGAAAGAAACCCTGTTCCTCTTGGTCTAGAGTTTGGTCCTTCTATTAATGCTAACGCAACTAGCACTAACTCTTACCTATACTTCGAGTTAGCTAATGCAGTATACACAACTCTAACTACAACACCTAACAATTCAATCACACAGAATACAACGTATCCACAGTGTGTTGATCAAGCAAATGCTATTCGTCAGTACTTCTCTAACATTAGCACAATTATCCAAACTGGATTGGGAACTGTTCCACGTAGTGAACCGTCACAGTTGTCTACAGCATTATCATCTAGAGCAACAGTATTCACCCTTACACAAGGTGCTGGATCTAATCCACATGACCTTGAGACAGGTACACCAGTAAGATTGGTTCCACGTCCACGTTATGATATTGCTACCAGTTCTTATGTTGATGTTGATAAGCGTTTTGTTAGACTTCCTAATGGATTCGCAACCAACCAAGAGTATTATGTAATTGCTCCTGCAAGGAACACTAAGCCAGAGAATTATGGAACCTCCACTACATTCAATGGTACTGATCAGACTAAGTTAATGCTTGCAAGCAGCAAAGAAAATGCTGCTGCTGGTATCTACTTACATTCTGCTGAGGTAGAAGATATACATCCAGACGTAGAGATTGATCTATATCAATTTGTTCTTGATGATAACTATGATCTACACCAGTATGCTTGTGTACTCGATGGTATAAGCAATACTAACATCCGTACAGATGTTCCTCATATATTTGATGTTCCATTCTCTAATATTACAGGTCACACAGTATTCTTTAGAGAAAGAGAAGGTGGTGCTTTACCTCTAGTTGGTGCAGCATATGCTAGTGATACTACTGTTGCTGATAGCAATGGTAGACTGTTAGGTAACAAGTATTTCTATGCTAGGTATCAAACAGAGAAAGTCTTCACTATCCACAAGACTAAGAGTGATTCAGAGAACGGTGTCAACCCAATAACATATCAGCCAGGTACTTACGACTTTAATGTCTTCGCTAACAAGCGTGAGTCACCAATGCGTTATGACCCAACGTTTGTTAATCCTAATACCAACCCAATAATATATGGTAAGTGGTACTTACAGGTTGAGAATGATAATGGTACAGAGCAGATCATCAAGAGACTCAGAGAGTATGCTGATGGTATTGATAAGACAAATGATTCTTGGTTCGAAAGAATTAAGGATGAGAGACCTGCTAATGATAGACTATATCGTTTGCGTTATGTTATACCTCAGTACCTACAGTCTGTTAGAGATCCACTTAACGGATTCACTATCAAGACAAGGACTGACGAGACTAGAAGGTTAGTACCTCAGAAACTAATCCTTAAGCCTGTTTCTGGTAACGTAACTAAAGCACGTTTCTCTAACCCAGTACAATCTAATGAGTACATTGGTTATACTAAGGCAGACTTCATTAACTTCAGTCTTAATGATGAAGTAGCATACGATCCATACAAGAAGGATCTCGTAGGCAATACACAGTTTGCTAAGGTTATTACATCACAGAACTATATCTCCATGACTATTCAGTCTGGTAGATATGTTACTCAGGGTGCCGATGATTTCTTAGAACTAACTGTATTTGAACAGGCTGTTACTAATCCTGCTCTACTTAATACTAAGTTTACTACACTTAAGATTACTGCACCTCAAGGTGGATCTTTCACTGCTAGTAAGACTCAATCTACAACCAGTAACAGAATTGAATGGTCTGGTAATACAACTGGTTATGGTTATCTACATGCTATCCTACAGGTTCCAGGTACAACTACTTGGCACATGATCCTTAAGGATGTTGTTGGTAAGATTGACTATGATTCTATCGATAACACAAGGTTCAGTCAAGGTACAGCATTCGCTGATCTACTTGCTGATGCTGACTTTGGTAAGTCATTGGTACTTAAGGATCTTATCAAGAAAGGTTATCCTGAATACTATTACAGACAGAATGGTTCTGGCATCTATACTATCACACCAGGTGATATTATTGAAGATGATGCAAGCATCCAATACTATGTTGATTCAGTAGAAGATGTTGGTCAGATTGATGACACATTCTATGTCTTCAACACACAAGAGATTCAGAAACGTATCTATGGTCAGCAAGATGGTATTTACTATCTAACTGCTGTTCGTGGTAACATTTCACCACTACCTCAAGGTGCTGGTAACTTAGGTAACTTCAGGAACTTCAAGTTCTCCCAGCCTATCAGCAAACTATATCCTCTAAACTATAAGAACGATCCTCTCTGGTATCAGCAGTTGGATGCAACATTAGTTGATCCACCTCAGTCATATTCTGCTGCTGATAACTATGTTCATGGTCTTGTAAGAGTTAATGACTTCAAGAATTCACTAACTCAAGAGAGTGTCATTGATCTACTTAAGAACAATGCATTCGGAAACAATACCTATACACAGGTCTCTTCTTCTATTGATAACAGACTGAGAGCACAGAAGGGTAACGCTGCTTCTGGATCTGAAGATAGATTAATTCCTATCGCTGGTGATAGTACAGTCGTAGCAGATCAACGATACTACGTTGAACTTCGAAGACCATCTATCGCAAGAGCAGGTAACCACACATTTGAATATCTTGGTTTTGGTCCAGGTAACTACTCAACTGGTCTACCCCAACGTCAAGAGGTTGTACTCACAGAGATACAAGACTTCTATGCTCAGTCTAAGAAAGAGAATGGTGGTATTGTATTCTACACTGGTCTTAACTCAAATGGTGACCTATACATTGGTAACCGTAAGATTGATGCTATCACTGGTGAGGAAGTATTCCTTGAGTCTGCAACATTACAAGATTCTGCTGATGATGACGAGACACTAGGTAATCTAGTTACTACGTTTGATACTCCTGTTACATTTAATGAGTACATCACTGTTAATGGTGGTGAGGCTCAGGATAAGAGAAGTACATTCAACTCACCTGTTCTAATTAATGTTCTCGGAACTGTTAGAAACAACCCTGCGTTGGTAGTTTCTTCCTTCGTTGATCCTGCTATTGATGATGGTTCTCTTGACAGATCAGCGTTCGTTAGAAATGTCGAAACTGGTGGTGATATTGTCATTGCTAGGAATAAAATTTCCGCTGCAATTTTCCAGTTCAATAGTCGCAGAGATGGTCAGGCATACAAGATTCAGACACATGTTGTAGGTGCTGTACCTTCTAACATTACTCCTGATCAAACTGGTGCATTTAATGCAAGTCAGATTGTTCAGTATGGTAATGCTGGTACTCCTGATTCTGGTGACTTCCTACTCAAGGGTGGAAGCATTGGTAAGACTGGATCACTTGGTTGGATCTATTCTAACTACTACACATTAATTGGTAATGCTGTTCCTGAATCCTTCTCCTTTAATAACACTAATGTTATTACACTTACATGGGTTTCACTAACTAACCAGCAACTTGGTATTACATCTGCTTCTGAACTTAGAATCAGTGGATTCTCTGATAATGATTTCAATGGCACATGGCAGGTTATATCAAATGGATTTAATCCTGCTGCTAATACATTACAGTTTGCTATCGGTGCAACTAAGAACACTGTAAATAATCAGAACCCAAGAATGTGGTCTGATGAGGTTACTACTAATCCTAACATTAGACTTGAGTACTCTAACTCCAATTGGAAGGAGTGGGGTGTTATTGGTGCTGAAGCACTTAGAACAGAGACTGATGCTATTGGTGATTACAAACTTGGTATTAACACAGTTGGTAGATCTGATAAGGCATCCTTCGAAACAAACTTCGTTGATGCTAAGACAACTCCACGTGCTAACTTAGATGTTGTTGGTACTGCATTCATTAGTGGTAAGAAGATCACTGATTATGCATCACATAACACAGATGCTACTAGAACATATCAGGATCGTACTGATGCACTCATGGTTGGTGGAGATTCTGCTACACCAGAGAATGAAGCAACCTTACGTGTTTCTACTGCTAACGGTGGACGTGTTGGTATTAATGTAACTAACACTGAACTTGATAGAGCACTGGTTGTTGATGGCACATCTAGATTTACAGATGATGCTAAGTTCGAAGAGGACATTGAAATTAATGGTGGTGGTGGAACCAATACTGCACAAGTTAGAACTACTATTACTACAGGTACTATTGAGTTCTTCCCAACTCTATTCGAAGGAACATTAGACTTTGCACCTCTTGCAACTACAGTTCATGTTGCTAATGACAGCACTGCTGATCAATTCATTCGTGTAGGTAATGCTTCACTCCATAGTAATATATGGGTTGGTGCTACTCCTGATACTTCCACCAATATTTCTAAGATAGAGATAGGTGGTGCTTATAATAATAACGAATCATTATCATTCACACTTATAGGTACTAAGTCATTCAAGACTAAGGGAGACTTCCAGTTAGGCACAGCTAGAGGACTACTTGACACTGTTAAGTTAACCTCTACTGCTGGAACTGTTGAGTTCTTCTCTGGTAGTTCTGCTACATCTAAACTTGACTTTGCTACCAACGCTGCTGAGATCACAATCGCTGGTAAGGGTGGTACTACAACAATTAGAAACAACCTAGTTGTTGATTCTGCTGCTAGATTTAACTCTGACATCACACTCTGTGGTGGATTTGCTTCTTACTCATTCACAGCATACAGAGCACAAACTGGATCAACTCCATTTGCTCATGCTAGTGGAATACTTGGTAACAATGTATTCAACAGTAATGTTGACTTGGTTGATGTAATAAGACTTGCAAGCAATGATGAAAACTACAACGCAGTTGATACTGCTGGTACTGGTGATTGGGGTGGAGCAGTATTCCAGAATACAATCACACAGATTGCTGGAACTGTTGAACCTCTAACTCTACCAGCTTTAACTGGTGATCAGTACTACTTACCACTTAAGAATCGTCCATACGATTCTAATGGTGTTCAGTACTTTAGTGAGCAGGATATACTACTCATTGATACTGATGACTCAGGTGGTGTTAAGCATCCAGAATTTGTCAGGATTGTTTCTCTTCCAAGAATTAACGTTGCACCTTACTGGATCGTAGTTGAGAGACTACCATTTGGTACATACACTGCTACTAGATCTGATCATAATGATACTACTGCTATCTACAAGTGTATCGTTCAGTACAATGCTACTTGGACAACTACAACTCTAGATGACACAGGTGCTGAAGAGAATGTATATCTATCACAGTTCGGTGGATCTATTGCAATTGGTGATTATATAATCATTGATCGTGAAGACACTACTAGCCCTGCTAATGGTGTATTTGATCAAGGTGAGATGTTTAAGGTTAAGTCTCTCCTATCTCAGGTTGCTAAGAAACTATCCATCAAGAATGGATGTGATACTGCTAATGAAGTAACAGTATTTGAAGTTGATTCCACAAGTGGTAACGCAACTATTGGTACTGGTGGAACTACCATTGTCAATGGTACATTCAACCTTAATGGTACTTGCACAACACCATATATTAATGCAACAACCAACAAGAAGTTAACTATAACAAATGGTTCCGACATTACAACCTTCGAGGTTGACACTTGTACAGGTGACACAACTGTTGGTAATCATCATGGTACAGCATTCATGCTTGCTGAACAGTATGGTACATCACCTGCTGCATACACTAAGGGTGTTGATGTTGTCCATGTATACAGACATAATCCAATGTCTGTTATCTCTGGTGGTCCTGCAACAACTACTGCTGATAACGTTGTAACTGCAACATCTAACATTGAGATTCAAGGTAACTTGACATCCTTCACTAAGGGTGACTTGGTTGCAATCTACACTACCAATGCTATTGAGATTATTCAGATTACTGATGATCCTTACACAGGTAGTGGTGGAGAACTATTATTACCAACGTCTTCTAACGCATCATATCCTGGTGGTGGTCGTGGAATGGAAGACACGAGTGCTTCAGCATTCTCTATTGGTGCTAACATTGTTAAGTTAGACAAGTATGATAGAACTACAACACTTCTACATGACCTTCCTGCAACACAGGCTGATAGAGCGACAGCACTCAAGGCTAGATCACCTAATACAAGTGACATTAGACTTGAGATCTCACTTAGAGATGCTGATCTAATTGCTCCTAAACTTGATTATGTAACTCTGGTTAGAATAGGAACTGAATTCTTCTTACCTGATTCTGTTGATGGAACACTTGACGCATTCTATGCGATTAAGATGCCTAAGCAGATCAGAGAACCTAACTCTGTTGGTACTACACCAGTCAAACTATTTGGTGGTGGATCTACAACGATCAATCAAGATCTTGAGGTCATGAGTGGTAATATCAGAATGTATGGTTCTGATGGTAAGACACTCGTTATGTCCATCGCTAACGATGATGGTCACTCAGGTGATGGATCACTTGAAGATCCTAAGACAGATACTGCTGGTCTTACACTTAAGGGTGCTGCTGCATTCTACGGTGATCTTAAGATCTACTATGATAACTGTCAGATGCATGGAGTCTGCTCAACCGAGACTTCATTCAGAGTTACCAACAGAGAAGGTAACATCTTGATGGGTGAAACCTTCTATCAGAAAGGTAAGGTATTGTCAGTTGAATCAGCAATTGATCCAATATTCCATATAGATAACTTAGGTGGTGCTGGTACTGGTGGAACTGAAGGTCCTAAGGACTTTAAGATCTATCAAAACAACGCTATTGACTCATTCGGTATTGAGAAATACTGGACAGCAGGTGGTGGTAGGAGACATACTTATGTTGCCTTTGATCCTACAACAGGTCTTGGACAACAGCAGGATAATCCATTACAAGTTAACCAAAACTATCTTATTAATGCTGCTTCTGGAAGTAACATGGTTGTTTACTTACCAGAGAATGCACAAACAGGTGATATGATTAGATTCATTGAACTCAGTGGTAATCTAACATACAACACAAGTCTGATCATCCGAGCTCTTAAGGCTAACAACGTTTCTGTTAACATACAGGGTGATGGTGCTGGTTCAAGAATCGCTTCTGGTGCTGGTCAGTCATTGAATACAGCATGGGATTCAGGTGAGTTAATTATCCAGACTCGCAACGCATCATTCGGTCTAGTTTATGCTGGTACTGTTGACGTTGAAGGTTCTGCTTCTGCACAAACTATTCCTCCAGCATTGAGAGGATGGTGGTTAATCGAACTCTAAAGATATGACTGCACTCTACGACTCTATTAAAAGTATGAGAACTGCAAAGGTAGGAACTATCCTACCTTGGGGCGGTGATGGTGGTACAGGATTTCTTGCTTCCAATATCCCTAAAGGGTGGATAGTATGTACAGGTCAGACAGTAAAAGCTGCTGACTATCCAATGTTAGCATCAATCATAGGTGATACCTATGGTGGTGACATGACTGATGTAAGTGGGAATCATTATCCATTCCCTTATTTTGGGTATGATGATGCTGAGTTTAGGTTACCTAACCTATCCAATAGAGTCATGACTGACCTAGAGAATACTGATCTTAATGATCCAACGTATCAATATGGTCAGAGTGATGCTCAAAGTGTAGTTGGTGCTTTGATTAATGATTATGGTGAGACAACACCAGTTACTACAACCTATGAAGCAACATCTGATATTGATTTCACACTCAATATAGCTGGTAACTTATACTTTAAGTTCACTAACATATCTTTGTTCGCTCCTGATTTTATTGAGACATTATATACATTGAATCGTAAGCTGGGTATTAATCATACTCCTGCTCATGGTCACTCAGATAGTATTGGATCTACTAATGTTAACCCTACAGGTGCAATGACATTTAGGACAGACCAAGGTATTGAGATGACTGGTTCTGCTAGTGTGTACTGTTCCTCTGATGGTCCTAACACTTGTGCTCTTAAGTCTGCTGAACCAACAACGTGGCAAAATGGTGCGACTGCTATCACATTCTATGGTGATGAGAGTCATGAATATACATTACCACGTATGGATAGTTTCATGGAGTTTATTACCGACAGTTCTAATAAAGATTACTGGGGTAGTGTTCCTGCTGGTGAAGCAAACTGGCGTACTAATGCTAATGATAGAGGATCGGGACATGCTAGTACAACATACACACAAACAATTTTTAGTAGAGGAAATACTGGTCAGATATTAGATACTGTTCCAGTAGATACACACAAGACTCCAAACCATACTGGTATGTTCCCAAGACCAATGGAGTATAGGTCTAGACCAAACTACTTTGGATATGATACAGGATCACCATTAAGATCGGATGGTTTAGTAGACGATCCTGAAACTGCACCAGTGTTCAGTGTTTCTGGTTGTATACTTGATGCTACTAATAAAATTATATTACCTAATGGTACTGATCTTAGGAGAACTTATGGTACTGCACCAGATACATGGCAGCAGTGGGATAAGATAACTCCATTGATGTATGTTACACCAGTTAATGTTGATGATAAGTATGACGTATTAAGAGAAGGTACATTTGTACAGACAATGGAAGCTGCTCAGGACGTTTCTGTTAATCCGACACCACAGTGGGAGATTACTCTTAACTCATCAACACTAGTAGCTGGTACATATGATTTGAAGTTTAGGCATGGTGCATGGCCAGTGTCAATGAACTTAGGTGCAGAGAATAAGGATCCAATTCAAGCTTCTTATAGAGCACATAATCATGGTAGTTTTGAAATACAGCAGGGTATAGGGTCGATGGCTGGTCCTCCATCACATGTAGCATCCAATGCTGATGGTTCTGCATTACAGGCACAAAGTCTTGAAAATGCACTAAATATTTCATGTGATACTACACAACCTTCCATAACGATGACATTCATCATCAAGGCATTCTAATGGCAGTATTCTATTCAAAAGAGAGAGCAAAGTATGGTAACTTGACAGGTCAAGTTATTATATGGGCAGTCGAATATGAAGGGTTACCTGACGGTGCTCTTAATGCAAAAAATTTACCTGCTGGTTATTTAAAATGTGATGGTACAAAATACTATGCAGAGAAGTATCCTCAACTCGCTGCTATATGTGGTACAGGAAATGACTGTAAGTTTATCAGGAAGAATAGTGATAACACAAATTTTGATACATTAACTGATGCACAGTTTATGGTCCCTGATCTTGGATCTAAGTATCCAGAACCAACGTCAGGTGCTAACGCAGGATTATATAATAATATAAGATTAAAGAATTCATTAGATAATGAAGTAAGTCGTTCAGGTATTGCTATTGAAGCAGTATCTGCTATTGGTACTAACGTTAGAATAGATTACAGTGGATCTATTTCAGTACCAAGTCAAGAGATTGATGTTCGTGGTAAACCATCATGGATATATGCTGGAACAACACACCGTACAGATAGTGAAGGTGTTGAGGAGAATGCTCTACATCCACACTCACACTTCCACTCAGCAACAAGAGCAAGGAACCACGCATTAACAGAGACTGGTACTAATGCTCCTATGCCTATGGGACAACTTGGTAGAAGAAATGCATCTACTATTCCTGTCCAAGAATGGTTAGATGAAACTACAAATGCAAGTGGTGATCCTGGTTCAGGACAACAACCATGTATGGCTATAGATAAATGGTCTCCAGGTTCAGGTGGTGGTGCAACATCAACACAGGGATTGCAGGGTACTATCTATTGGGGTCATTGCATCTATGGTGCTGGTGATCAATACAGATATAACTGTCTATTGAATTCAACATTAGGTCCACTATCAAGAGGATCAATGGATGGTACTGCTGATGGATCTAACATCGCACGTTACAGAAACAACTTCCAATATATTATTGGGTGTACTGAAGGTGGTGGTGCCGTTGCTAGTAGTACATTAACAGTTAATGCAACATATCTTCAGGGTGCAGATGGTGTACCTGATGATTTTCTAGGTAATAGTTTATATGATGTATTACCATTGCAGTCAAATGATTCAGTTG